TTACCCGCGCCAGTATGGAGCCCGAGCCCACGGCCGCGCAAAAGGCTAACGAGAAGATCGAGGGCAAGAAGTCAAGCAGCGAGAACATCGACGGTGAGCGTCGCGTCTTCCATTCCTACGTCAACCTGACGATCGAGGACGACGATAAGGCTGGAGATCTTGCGCCTTACATCCTGATGATCGACGAGCAGTCCCGGCAAGTGGTCGGCCTTTACCGTAACTGGGAAGAGGGCGACGAGCAGATGCAAAAGCTCGACTGGCTCATCGAGTTCAAATTTATCCCTTGGCGCGGTGCTTATGCGATCGGTTTGCCCCAGTTGATTGGAGGCCTGTCTGCGGCCCTTACAGGGGCCCTGAGAGCCCTTTTGGACTCTGCCCATATCAACAACTCACCGACCATGCTCAAGCTCAAGGGAGCCCGTATAACAGGCCAGAGCGTGCAGGTTGAGCCGACCCAGGTTGCCGAGATCGAGGGAGCCCCAGGCGTTGACGATATTAAGAAGATCGCCATGCCCTTCCCCTTCAATCCGCCATCGCCCGTGCTGTTCGAGTTGCTGGGCTGGATTACCAACGCGGCCAAGGGCGTCGTAACAACGAGCGAAGAGAAGATCGCCGACATATCCAACAACGCACCGGTCGGAACCACCCAGGCTTTGATCGAGCAGGGCGCCGCGGTCTACTCCAGCATCCACATGAGACTGCACAAGTCCATGCGCAAGATGCTGATGGTCCTTGGCAGGATCAATCGCTGGTGGCTCGAGGATATGCGCAAGGGCGATATGGTCGAGGACCTCGTCATTGGCCGCCAGGACTTTGACCGCAACACCGACATCGTTCCCGTTTCTGATCCGCATATCTTCAGCGAGACCCAGCGCTTTGCCCAAAACCAAGCCCTGGCTGCACTCGCTAAGGACAACCCCGACCTATTCGATCGCCGGGAGGTCATGAAGCGGATCTTGAAGCAGATGAAGGTGCCCGAGATCAATCAGGTCCTGCCGGATGTCCGCGAAGTCAAGGAAATGAACCCTGCGCTCGAGAACGTGGCCATGTCCCTTGGGCAGCCGGTCGCAGCCTTCCCGAACCAGGACCATATCGCGCACTTGCAGACGCACTTGGCCTACGCCATGGACCCGGTCTACGGCATGAATCCGATCATCGGGCAGAAGTTCGTACCGGCCATGCTTGAACATGCCAAGCAGCACTTAACGCTCTGGTACCTCAAGCGCATGGGCGAGTACATCAGCGCCACCGAAGTTAAGGACATGGACACCCTGAAGGTCACGCCGATCTTCGAGGAGGCCCAGCAACTCATGTCAGCGGTTGCAAGGCACGTTCATATCGACTCGGCCGAGACCTTCGAGCCGATGATGCCGATCCTCCAGCAGCTTATGCAGATCGCGCAGCAAATGCAGCCCAAGCCACCGGTACCGCCGGAGGTCGAGGCCCTTGTTCAGACTTCGATGGCAGAGACCCAGCGCCGAGCCCAAAAGGATCAGGGCGAACTCATGCTGAAGAAGGAAAAGCAAGATACCGACGTGGCGCAAAACGCCCAGAAGATCCAGGCCGACATCGCAATGAACGTCGAGGATAACCTTACCCGCCAGCAGATCGAGGCGGCAAAAATTGCCGGTGAGAACGCAGCACTCACCCAAGAGCAAGAGCGCACCGCTATGGCCGCGCAAGAGGCTGCACAACGAACCTTTGGAGTTTGAAAATGAGCGAAGCAATCAACATGCACAAGCGTATTGCCATGGGCGAAAAGCTGACCGGCCAAAAGCTTAAACACGGCGGCAGCCCCAGCAAGAAGAAGGACGAGTCCCCCAACTTACGCCCTGAGGAAAAAAAGGCCGCCAAGCGTAAATGAACGACTTTTCGCAGCTTATCGGGATCATCAAGGGGTTGCAGGCTGATATTGCAACCTCCTTGGCGAACGGTAATGCCAACAGTTACGAGGTGTATCAGCGCCTTGTAGGTGAATACCGAGGGCTTGAACAAGCTCTGAAGGCTATCGACCAACTTTTAACGGAGGATCAGTATGACTAACGCTTCGAATGAAGCGGCGATTCGGGAAGCATTTCCTGAAGTTCACCCAGGTGCAGCACCCTTAGGCGCTCGATTGCTCGTGCAGATCAAGTCGCCCAAGAAGAAAACGACGTCCTCGGGCATCGTTTTGGTCGAAGAGACCAAAGAGGTTGAAAAGTGGAACAGCCAAGTGGCCAAGGTTATCTCTATCGGCCCCCTTGCTTTCCGTAAACGCGACTCGATGGACCCCTGGCCGGAAGGCTCGTGGTGCGAAATCGGCGAATTCGTCCGCGTTCCCAAATGGGGCGGGGATCGATGGGAGGTTGCGGTACCCGGAAGCGATGAAAAGGCGCTGTTTTGCATCTTCAACGACCACGAGATCATCGCCAAGGTCACGATGGACCCCTTGACGATGCACATTTACATCTAGGTTTTGGGAGAAAACCGTGAATGCAAGCGATAAGCTAGAAATGCAGCTTAACGTCCAGGAGGCAAGCGATGGCTCGGCCATTGTTGAACTGCCCGATAGCGTTGAGCCCATCGATCAGACCCCTCCGGAGCCGGATATTTCGGTCCATAACGGGTTTGTTAACAACAACGAAGACAACGACATCGACCCTTCGGACCCCGATCGCGAGGCAATTCGAGCCGCAAGGCGCGAAGAGCGAAAACTTAAGCGGCAATTGGGTAAAGAAGAGAAGCGCCATAACTACCACCTGATTTCTTCGCTCAAAAAGCAGAATCAGGAGCTTGCCGAACGCCTTGCAAGCCTCGAAAAGCGTACCTCCGGGGCAGAAATGGCCCGAGTGGACAAGGCTATCGAGGACGCTGACGTCCGGTTGCGCTGGACGCAGATGAAATTGAAGGAGGCAGTCGAGTCAGGCGACGGTGACGGGGTGGTAAACGCCCAGGAAGCCATGTACGAGGCCAAGCGGCAGGTCGAAGCGCTGCAAAACCTTAAGCATCAGGCCTCCAGGCAAATCGAGACCTCGGGAATTAAGCCCCCGGACCCCGATATGCAGCGCCTAGCATCCGATTGGATGTCCAAAAACCGGTGGTACGACCCCAAGGGCCGCGATACCGATTCCAAAGTAGCACTTCAGATCGATAAAGCCATGGCCGAAGAGGGATACGACCCATCAACCGAGGAGTATTGGGACGAGCTTGATGAACGCTTGTCAAAGTACCTTCCTCATCGTTACAATCAAGGCAAGAGCAATAGTCGTCCGAGACCACGCTCTGTTGTAACGGGTTCCGAGCGGTCCAGTTCGAGCACCTCGGGTAGCAGCAACGAGTTTTTACTCTCACCCCAACGGGTAGCTGCGATCAAGGAAGCTGGAATGTGGGACAACAAGGAACAACGCATGAAGATGATTAAACGCTTCATGGATTTCGACCGCGAACAACAAAGGAGTGGAAATGGACGATAGGCTTAGAAAGAATTCTGACGCTGGCCGACGCACTCGGGCTTCCGAGGATCGACAGCGTGACGCACCTGAGGCAGATTTTGCCTTTGCGGAGGAACGTCGCAAGATGTTCCGGTCGGAGTGGCTACAGGAGGCTCTCCCGACACCGCCGGAGATTCCCGGCTTCCACCTTTGTTGGCTATCGACTACCAATTCGTATGATCCGATTCACAAGCGGATGCGCCTGGGCTACGAGCCTGTTAAAGCTGATGATCTTCCCGGCTTTGAGCATCTAAAAGTGAAAGCAGGCGAGTTTGCAGGGTTTGTGGCATGTAACGAAATGATCTTGTTCAAGCTTCCAATGGACATTTATCAGGACTACATGACGCAGGCTCACTTCGAGGCGCCCCTGGAAGAGCAGGAAAAGATCCGGGTGCAAGTCGAGCAGTTGCAAGGCGCACGCGACTCAAACGGCAGACGGCTTGGGATGGTTGAGGGCGACGGGATGAATTTTGACCAACCCACTCGACCCCCGGTATTCCAGGGTTGAGACCTCAGGAGTCTTAAACATGAGTGCTACCTCTGCTGCCTTTGGCATGCGGCCTGCGTACCACCCCTCGGGGCTGGACCGCGCACAGGCACTTGCTAACGGCATTGTGTCGGGCTATGCCACGACCATCTATAAAGGTTCGCCGGTTAAGATCGACGTTGCCACGGGGGCAATTGTTATTGCTGCTCTCGGTACCGACGCGATCGTTGGCTGTTTTGCAGGCGTTGAATTCACCGACACCACCGGTCGTCGGCGCGTTTCGAACTTTTGGCCTGCGAATACCTCGGCAACCGAGATCGTTGCTTACTTTTACACCGATCCCGCGATCGTTTATGAAATCCAAACCAATGGCACGCTTGCACAAACGTCCATCGGCCAGGAATACGATCTCGTGTCGGTTGGGACTGGAAGTTCGGTCGGTTTGTCAACATGCACAATGAGCACCACTGCTGCTGGCGCTAACGGCAATGCGGTGTTGCGCGTTATTGACATTGCGCCTTACCCTGACAATGCTTGGGGCGATGCGTTTGTTATTGTGCGTGCGCAGATCGCTAAACACCAGTATGGTGCAATCTACTCTGGCAGCCGGTTGTACCCTGCCACCATCGCTTAAGGAGGGCTAGATCATGGCAGCCCCGATGCGCAGTACCGACTTTCGGTCGATTGTCGAACCGATCCTTAACGAATCGTTCGACGGAATTTACGACCAAAGAGCCGATGAGTGGTCCACCGTTTTCCGTGAGCAAAACGGTATCCCCCGTAACTACCACGAAGAGCCGGTCCTTTATGGCTTCGGCGCAGCCCCTGAAATGCCTGACGGCACTCCCGTCACATATCAGCAGGGCGGCGTGCTCTTCCTCAAGCGCTATGTGTACAAGGTCTATGGTTTGGCCTTCGCACTGACCAAAGTGCTCGTGGAA